ATCTTAGAAAACTTTTCGAGAGCGTAGACGATCCGGCGCGAAAAGAACTCATTTTTTCACTGATTGATGAAGCCGCTTTCCTAAAAGTGGCATGCTACCAGGCAAAAGAGGAGCTCAAAAAAGAGGGGCTTACGATTGAGACCAGGAACGCGGCTCAGAAGTTCACCAAGGCGCATCCGTCAGCCACGATTTACGACAAGTATTCCAAGCAGTATTCGAGCATCATAAACAGCCTGATAGACTATCTTCCGGTACACGAGAAGAAAAAGGTATCAAGGCTTGCGGCCATGAGAAAGTAATATGCCAAGAAGGAAAAAGCAGCAGGGCGGGTATATCCGTGAGTATTATGAGAAAATTACATCAGGCGAAATCATAGCCGGAGAATGGATCATACTCCTCTACACCATCATAATTGCGGGAATTGACTCCGGACGCTGGCTGTATGATGACAGCAAGGCGCAAAGAGCCATCAACTTCATAGAGAGTTTCTGCCACCACAACAAAGGAAGGAGCGACCTTATCAAGCTGGAGCTATGGCAGAAGGCTCTTGTATCTGTGATATTCGGCATCATTGACAAGGAGTCCGGATATAGGCAGTTCAGGGAAGTATTTATCCTCATCGGAAGAAAGAATGGTAAGAGCATTTTAGTGGCTGCTATCATGGCATACAGTGCCTATGTTGATGGAGAATACGGCGGTGAGCTCTACTGCCTTGCACCAAAATTAGACCAGGCGGAGATTGTGTACAATGATTTCTGGCAGATAGTGCAGGCAGATGACGAACTGGACGAACTGACCAAGAAAAGGCGCTCCGACATCTACATCGAGAGCCTAAACACGACAATCAAGAAGCTTGCATTTAATGCCAAGAAAGCGGATGGATTCAACCCATCATGCACCGTCAATGACGAGATGGAAGCATGGCCGGGGCAGCAGGGCTTGAAGCAGTACGAGGTCATGAAGTCCGGTACCGGTACAAGAAATGAGCCGTTGACTATTTCGACATCTACAGCAGGCTATGTCAATGACGGTATTTTTGACGAGCTTTTCAGACGTTCGACAGCGTTTCTGAGAGGTTCATCGCAGGAAGAACAACTCCTGCCATTCCTGTACATGATTGATGACATTGAGAAATGGGATGTTATAGACGAACTTAAGAAAGCAAACCCAAACATGGGAGTTGCTCTCCGCGAGTCGTTCTACATTAACGAAATCAAGATTGCACACGGCTCACTGTCAAAAAAATCAGAGTTTCTGTGCAAATATTGTAACATCAAGCAGAACAGCTCTGTTGCATGGCTGAGCTACGAGGATGTGGAACGATGCCAGAAAAAGAAAGCGGACAAGTCACCTGTGGAGCTGAGCCTTGAAGATTTCAAGGGATACTATTGTGTCGGCGGCATCGATCTGTCTAAGACAACAGACCTCACGGCGGCAGCAGTCGACATAGAAAAGGACGGCATTGATTACATCTTCGCACAGTTTTGGATGCCCCTTGAGCGCTATAAGGTGGCAATCGAAGAGGAGGGAGTGCCGTATGACATATTTTTGCAGCAGGGCTTCTTACGGATATCCGGAGAGAATCAGATTCAGTACAGGGATGTGTTCCAATGGTTCACAGACCTAGTCAGGATATACAAAATCAAGCCGCTCATGACAGGCTACGACCGTTACTCATCACAATACCTGATACAGGACATGAAGGAGAGTGGCTTCAAGGTGGATGATGTATATCAGGGGACCAACCTCACACCGGTCCTGCACGCATTCGAGGGCAATCTAAAGGACAAAAAGCTTGAAATCGGTGCCAACAATCTGCTAAAGGCTCATTTCCTGAATGTAGCCGTAAACATCGACATAAACGACTCAAGAATGAAGCCTGTAAAGATAGAGCCCCGGGCACACATAGATGGAGCTATGGCAGTGATAGATGCACTGACAGTCAAGATGAAGTACCACAAGGAGTACGGAAACCAGCTAAAAAACCTAAAAAGATAAGTCGGTCAATCATATCAGAATTGACCGGCTTTTTTTGATAGCATGATACTGAGGCAGATAGGAAAGGGGTGAGACATACGGGAATACTTAAAGATTTGGCCAATTTTAGAAAATGGAAATATATGCCTCTGCTCATATCACGAGGCGAGTATCAGCCAGGGAGCAATCTATACGAGAGTGACATAGTTGGAGCCATTGCAAACTGCATAGGCACAAATTGTGGAAAACTCAAGCCACAGCTCGTGAGGCATGATGCCAAGGGACTGACGGTCAGAGATGATTACTTGGCAAGAATACTATCGCTGAGGTGGAGTCCGGAAGCGACACCGTATGATGCACTCTACAAGATGGCATCAGACCTGGTATACAGATCCAATGCCTTTGCAGTCATATTCTACAACGACGATTTCACGAAGGTGAAGTCCATCAATCCCATTACGACCACATCACACCGAATATGGGACGATGAGAAGGGCAATACGTTTTTTAAGTTTACGTGGGAATATGACGGCAAGGAATATACAGTACCATATCAGGCGGTCATCCACCTGAAATCACGTTACAACAAAAAGAGATTCTTAGGCACTCCACCTGATGCACAGCTCAAGACATCACTGGAGCTGTTGGATGTGACAGCAGAATCGTTGAGAAACGTGGTCAGACAGTCAGCAAATCTCAAGGGATATCTGAAATATAACAACTTCATCGACGAGGATGAGCTGAGAGAGAAGGTTGTGAATTTCCAAAAAGCATACATGGACGCATCCAACGAGGGTGGTCTTGGCGGTCTTGATTCTTCGACAGATTTTCATGAAATCAATCAAAAAACACAGACCATACCGACAGTACAGAGCCAGTTCCTGCGAGAAAATATTTATAGATACTACAACTGCAATGACAAGATTCTCATGAGCCTGTTCAATGAGGCAGAGTGGAATGCATTTTATGAGTCGGTGATTGAGCCGATAGCGATACAGCTCTCACTTGAGTGCACCTTCAAGCTGCTATCAGAGCGCGAGCGTGGGTGCGGTAACAAGATAGTGTTCACCGCTGACAGGCTGCAGTGCGCCTCACTGCAGACAAGGACGAACATCGGAGCTCAGCTCTTCGATCGTGGAATAATCACCATCAACGAGTACAGAGAGCTGCTGTACTATGAGCCGATTGAGGACGGCGATGTAAGAATGGTATCTCTCAATTATGTCAAGGCAGACGAGCAGAGCATATATCAGATAGGCTCTGATAGTAATTCCGACAGCGGAACAAATCAGACAGGAGGTGATTAACGTGCCACATTTATTTAAAAATTTGGAAATCAAAAATCAGACAGATACAAGCGCAGACCTGTTCTTCTATGGAGATATCGTCTCCGACTGGTGGGGTGCATGGCAGGATGAAGACCAGTATCCGGATGCAATCAAGAATTTCCTTAACGAGCAGCAGGGCAAGGACCTGAATGTATATATCAATAGCGGAGGGGGCTCGGTATTTGCCGGAATTGCAATTTACAACATGCTGAGGCGTCATGCACAGTCCAACAAGGTGAATGTATACGTTGACGGACTTGCCGGCTCGATAGCTTCGGTAATTGCATTCGCAGGCTCCAATAAGCCAACGATTCCGTCAAATGCATTTCTGATGATTCACAATCCGTGGACGTCAGCGACAGGCAATGCGGAAGAACTGCGAAAGATGGCAGACGACCTAGACCAGATATCCACAGGCATTGTGAATATCTATGCAGAACACCTGAAAGAGGGTGTATCTATCGACACCATCAAGGAACTGATGGACAAAGAGACATGGCTGAACGGAGCTGAAGCTTCTGAATACTTCGATATCGAGACGACAGATGCAAAAGAATACGAGGCAGCAGTCACGGATTACGCTAAAATTCCGGAAAAGGTCAGAAAAACGATGGATTCGGCAAAAAAGAACAAAGACGCTGCAGACAGCGCCAAAAAGCGTGATCAAATTGCAAAAAAGCGTGATCAAATCAAAAAAATCACAATAAATAACTTCACGAAAGGAGATTAACATGTACAATGCACTAACCAAAGACGCACTCATGAAAATGAGCGCAAAAGATTTAAAGGCAAGACTTAAAGAGCTTAATTCATTCGCTGAGAATGAAGAGGGCGAGGCACTTGATCAGATTCTCGAGGAGGCTGACATTATCAACGGCATCCTCCAGGACGCAAAGGCAAGACAGAGACTTGCAGCTATGGCATCAGACGCAGGAACTTCTGATGATGACACAAATAAGGGCGAGGGCTCAAATGGAGCACTTGACCAGCTTTCAGAACGTGGAAAAAGTATTAAAAACGGCAATGCGGTAAAATTCGCTGCGAAGCTCGTGTCAACAAAGATTAAAAATGCTCTTTCCACAGCTCAGACGGTACTCCCATCACACGAGGCATCAGACCTGAAGCCAGCCTTCAACGATGTATCAAGCCTCATTGACAGGGTTAAGACCATCCCATTACAGGGTGGAGAGACATATCAGAGAGGATATGTTGAGTCATATGGAGACGGCGCCGACACATCAGAGGAGGGCGCTGACTACAACCCGACCGAACCAAAATTCGGATATGTAACCATCAAGAAAGAGAAGATCACAGCGTACACAGAGGAGCCGGAGGAGATGATTAAGCTTCCTGATGCTGACTATGACGGAGTAGTCGAGTCATCTGTGACTATGGCTATCAGGAGATACATCAGCCGTCAGATTCTTATCGGAGATGGCTCAACCTCTAAGCTTAAGGGTATCTTCTACAATCCGGTACAGGAGAATGAGCAGGTCATTGACCCTAAGACAGATATTACCACAATCACAGAGATTGCATCAGATACACTGGATGAAATCATCTACAGCTATGGTGGAGAGGAAGAGGTCGAGGATATCGCTGTCCTTATTCTCAACAAGAAAGACCTTAAGGCCTTTGCAAAGCTTAGAGACAAGCAGGGCAGAAAGGTATACACAATCGTAAATCACGGAAACACAGGAACCATTGACGGTGTACCATACATCATCAACAGCGCATGCAAGGCTATTTCAGATCCGGCAACTGCAGCAGGCTCTTATGAGATGGCATACGGCCCGCTCGAGAACTACGAGCTTGCAATCTTCTCTGATATCGATGCGAGAAAGTCAACCGACTACAAGTTCAAGCAGGGACAGGTTGCTTACCGTGCAGATATCTTCGTAGGAGGCTCAGTGGCTTCCAAGAATGGATTTATCCGTGTGAAGAAAGCGGACGCGTAAAAAAGGAGAAGCTTAAATGACGAGAGAGGAATTACTAAAAAGAGCAAAAATCAGAGTGAGAAAAAGCTCCACTGACATGCTGGATGAAGACGTAAGCCAGCTCATTGATGTCGCGCTCACAGACCTAAAAAGAATCGGAGTACATCAGACGTACCTTGATGAGCTGGAAGATCCTCTCGTGATTGAGGCGGTACTTAATTACGTCAAGGCTAATTATTCAATCAATAGCGATTATGAGCGCCTGATCGGGTGCTACAACATGACACTCACCAAAATTAAAGGTGGGAATTACAGACAGCCAAAGGAGTGACGTTATGGACGCATTAATCACTCTTATACATCCGGGCGAGACCGATGAAACTGACGAGAAGACAGAAGTTTTTGCGGAAGTCGAAAGCACCGGCCGGGATGAATTCGTGGCAGCAGGAGAGAGAGGCTTCAAGGCCTCAAATAAGTTCACGGTCTGGGATAACGAATATAACGGTCAGCCAGAGTGCATATACGACGGCAAGCGCCTCACCATATACCGCACATACAGACCGAGAAACGATGACAGGATAGAGCTGTATGCGGCAGAGAGAGTAGGCAGGTATGGAGGTTAAAATCACATCAGACGAGCTTGCAGAAACCCTCAACAAGCTCATGGAGGACTACACAGGAGCAGTCACAGAGATAGTCAATGAACAGGCAAAGGACACTGCAGAGTGGTCATCCGGTGAGCTGAAAAAGGGCGGACCATACCGGGAAAGAACCGGAAAGTATACCAAAGACTGGGACTCCAAAATCAGAGAGAAAAGAGTCTCGAAGCTGACCGGAGAGGTCACATACTCCGTTTACAACAAAAAGCACTATCAGCTGACACACCTGCTTGAAAAAGGACACGTTAAGCGCAATGGCTCGGGCAGAGTCAGAGCGTTTGAACACATTGCTCCTGTTGAGAAAGAAGCAGAGGAGCGATTTGTTAAAGGAATAAGCGAAGGGATAGAAAGACTATGACACTGGATACGATCATCGAGCGATTCAAGAAGCTTAATCTTCCGATGGCTCTTAATGAGTTTACGATAACGAACAGGACACCGGCACCCACATTACCTTACATCTGTTACCTGATAGATGAGACACAGCGTGGCCCCGATCAGAAGAATATGATTAGAGACATAAGTGCTTCATTCGAGCTGTACACCGACAGAAAGCCGGACAAAGCAATCGAATCAAGAATTGAGCGCGAGGTTCTGTTTGATGTTGAATTCAGAAAGAACCAGGTAAAGATTGACAGCGAGAACATGGTACAGACGTCATATGATTTTGATATCACCGAAAAAATTTGAAAAGGAGATAAAGATGGAAGAGAAAGAACAAATTATCTTAGGCTCGGGAAATGTGCATATTGAGACATTCGCGGGAACACTGCCGGATCCAACAGAATTCTGCAAAGAAACAAACAGAATGGCATATATCTCCGGCGGAGCTACGCTTGAGTACAAGCCATCATACTACACGGCAAAGGACGACTCCGGCAAAAAGAGTAAAACCGTCATGACTGAGGAAGAGGTAACGCTCAAGACCGGCATCATGACATTTAACTCGCAGGTCTTCAAGCAGATGTGCGACACTGCACGCGTAAGCGAGTTCACAGGAAAAAATAAGAAAACATACAAGAGAGTGAAATTCGGCGGAATTTCAAATCAGAGAAGAGAGAAGTATGTAATCTGTTTCCATTACGAGGATCCGGTTGACGGAGACCTCTACGTGATGATTGTTGGAAGCAATCAGGCGGGCTTTTCACTTGCGTTTGCAAAAGACAAGGAAACTGTCACAGATGCAGAGTTCAAAGCAGAGCCAATGGATGAAGAGGGCACTCTTATCGATTTCTACGAGGAGAGCGGCACTGCAAGCCAGGTAGTGGACTCTAAGGAATAAAAAATGTACGGCAGCACAGTAGGTCTGAGCTGCCGTTTTTCAGAAGAAAGGAAAGAATATGGCAAGCTACGCACTAAATTTCAACCAGATCAAGAGAAGATTTTTCCACATAACGCTCAAGGATTATGACATAAAAGGAAAGAATGGAGAAATAATCCACAAAGAGGGCGAGGAGCTCACAGTCAAGATGCCGGTCAAAGCTACATTCCACAAGCTGGCAGCAGTACAGAGCTTAGACACCAGTCAGATATCGCTTGACGATGCAATGGACACCATGGCAGAGGTAGTGGCAGAAACCATGTCCAATAACCTGCAGAAGAGAAAGATATCACCGAGAATCATATCGGAAAATTACGACTTTGAAGAAATGAGTATATTCATCACCGAGTATATGAATTTCGTACAGGGAGTATCTAAGGACCCAAACTAAAACTGCCCTATTATCCGGACGACTTCGGGGAAGAATCACACTTCCCACTCCAAACCAAGGGAGAGAAGCTTGTCATGGATTATACAGGGCTCAATTTGAATGAGATACAGCAGATGGAGCTGGACGAATACCTTTTCTACATGAGAGAGGCATACATCTATAGCCTGAATCAGACCGAGAAGGGCAGAGAGTACCTGGACAACTGCTGGCGAATTAAACAGACAAGGCCTGACAGACAAGCTTTAAGAAAAAAATTCGGAAAGGAGAGAGAAAACTAAATGGCAAAAAGCGTATTAAAGGGAATCACAATCGAGATAGGCGGCAACACCACCAACCTAACAAAATCCATTGATGATGTGAATAAAAAGAGCAGAAGCCTGCAGAGTGAGCTCAAGGAAGTTAATAAGCTCCTCAAGCTGGATCCTAAGAATACAGAGCTTGTCGCACAGAAACAGAAGCTCCTTGCTGAATCGGTCAATCAGACCAAAGAAAAGTTGAATGTGCTCAAAGAGGCAGAAAAACAGGTGCAGGCGCAGTTTGAAAAGGGCGAAGCCAGCGAAGAACAGTACAGAGAGATACAGCGTGAGATAGTTCAGACGGAGCAGGATCTTAAAAGCCTTAAGAAGCAGACGGAAGAGTTCAATAATCAAAAGCTCGACAACGTAGCAGATGGCTTTAAAAATGCAGGCGAGAAGATAACCGGAGTGGGCGAAAAGCTCAAACCTGTAAGCGCTACTGCGGCAGCGGTAGGCACGGCTGTAATAGCAAGCGCATCAAGCTTCGAGGATGCAATGGCCAAAGTGTCAACAATAGCCGATTCAAGCGTAATGTCTATGGATGATATGAGCTCAGCCATACTTAAACTATCCGACGACACAGGACAGTCGGCAAATGATATAGCTGAGTCTGTATATAATGCCATATCAGGAGGCGTGAACACAGCAGATGCCGTAACCTTCGTAGCTAATGCCAGCAAGCTTGCAAAGGCAGGCTTCACGGATACAGCAGCCGCTACAGACATACTTACGACATCCTTAAATGCATACGGTCTTGAAGCAAGTGAAACGGAGCATATAAGCGATATGCTCATCACGACGCAGAATCTTGGTAAAACCACTGTTAATGAGCTTGCAAGCGCAATGGGTAAAGTAATCCCAACGGCGAATGCAAATAATGTACAGATAGACCAGCTATGCGCTGCATACGCTGATATGACAGCCAAAGGTATTGCCACGGCTGAAAGTACAACATACCTCAACTCAATGCTTAACGAATTGGGAAAAGGAGGAACATCGGTCGACCTGATCCTGAGAGAAAAGACAGGAAAGTCATTTTCACAGCTGAGTGCTGACGGAAATTCATTGTCTGATATTCTCGCAATATTAAAGCAATATGCTGATGAAAATAACAAGAGCTTCAGCGACCTGTGGAGCAGTAGCGAAGCAGGAAAGGCAGCTATGGTATTGCTTGGAGATGGTGCAGACGACTTCAACAACACACTTGCTGCAATGAATGATAGCACCGGCGCAACGACAGACGCTTTTAACAAACTGGATACCGACAGCAATAAAGCCAAGAAAGCACTAAATCAGATAAAGAACACAGCAACGGATTTGGGGCAAGAGGCGCTGGCAATGCTTCAACCGATGATTGCTTCAGTGAGTGCGAAGGTTAAGGAGTTCACTGAAAATTTCAAAAACCTTGATTCGGGCACCAAACAGATAATTTTAACAGTCATAGCAGTACTTGCGGCACTGGCACCGGTACTCATCATCATAGGCAAGCTGTGCACGGCAGTCTCGAGCATTATCAACATTGCCAAGCTCTTACAGCCTGTGATAGTGGCAATCAATACAACTCTGGCCGCGAACCCTATCATGATAGTGATTATGGCAGTGGCGGCACTGATAGCGATATTCGTCACGCTATATAACAAGTGTGAATGGTTCAGAGATGCGGTTAATTCAGTATTTGAAGCAATTAAATCATTCCTTGAGCCGATTATTGAAGCAATCAAGGGCTTCATTGAAACCATATGGACCAAGATACAGGAGATATGGGCTCTGATAGAGCCATACATCATGGCAGCAGTCGACACACTCAGACAGATAGGCTCTGACATAGCACAGATATTTTCTGATTGCTGGAGCATCATTCAATCTGTGTGGAACCTCGTATCACCGTACTTTGAGGCTATCTGGGAGAATATCAAGGTTATTTTCTCGGTAGTAGGAACAGTGCTAAGCGGCTTCTTTGATGTAGCATGGACTGCAATCAAGGGAATATGGGATGTGGCCGTACTGTATTTCACACTTATCTGGGAGAATATCAAGGTTGTATTCTCTGTAGTAGGCGAGGTACTAGGCTCGTTCTTCCGTAATGCCTGGAACATCATCAAGGCGGTATGGGATGTGGTAGTGGCATATTTCTCAGCAATATGGACTGCAATCAAGGGAGTGTTCGCAGTTGTCAAGGATGTGCTGTCGGGAGACTTCAAGGGAGCATGGGATGAGATCAAAAATATCTTTTCCGGCTTTGCAAATTACTTTAAGACACTCTGGAATGCAGTCAAGACGATATTCAGCTCTGTCGGCTCATTCTTCAGGGATACGTTCGGGGCAGCATGGAACGGAATCAAAGCGGTATTTTCAAACTTTGGTTCATTCTTTTCCGGGCTATGGAACACAATTAAGAATACGTTCACAAAACTCGGCACATCAATAGCCGGAGCAATAAGCAGCTCCGTAAAGGCAGGAATCAACGGAGTAATCAGCATGATTCAGAACACCATTAACGGAGCCATCGGACTGATTAACGGAGCTATCGGATTAATCAATAAGATACCCGGAGTTTCAATCAGCAAAATAAGAAAATTAAGTCTTCCAAAGCTTGCAAAAGGTGGAGAGCTGCAGGAAGGACAGGCAATCGTAGCTGAGGCAGGCCCGGAGATATTACAGGTAGTAAACGGAAAAACCATCGTCACACCTCTGACCGACGGAGCCAAGAACAGGACGCTTGACGAAGCACTCGGCAAGAGAGGAACAGGAGACACAAAGGTAGAAATGAAGATTGAAAATTTCTATAACAACAGAAAGCAGGATATCAGAGAGCTCACAGAAGAGGTACTCGAGGTGGCTGCACAGATTAAAGAAAGGGATGAGGCGGCATATGCTTAAGGACTACATCAACAGCTTTACATACAACGGACACAGTTCATTGGAATTTGGTTTAGCAATCAATTCCAAAAATAATGTCTTTGGAGCTCCTAAGCCGGTAATTGAAAAAATCAATATCCCGGGAAGAGGAAATATTGTCTACAACGGCAAAACAGACGAACTTGACAATGGTGAGTATAGCGATTTCTCAAAAAAATACAGCTGTTTCATGATGCTTGACGACGATAACGATTTTTCGATTGAAGACACAGCGAGAGCCATTGCAGGATGGCTCTCAAAGGAGCCGGGCTACAAGAGGCTGGATGATACCTACGAGGAGGGCTATTTCAGAGAAGCCCTCTTCGAGAGCGAACTGTCAGCTCAGGACGTGGCGGCTATGCTTATTGGAAAGATAGACCTGACATTCACCTGTCATCCGTTCAAATATTCATATGCCGGGCAGAAAGTAATCACACTGTCACAGGCAGCCACAATATATAATACAGAGAAATTTACAGCGTTACCGTACATGAAAATATATGGTAACGGCACGGTGACTCTGTACATCAACAACAGGGCACACACATTCAAGGATGTGAACGGATATATTGAGGTCGACAGCGAGCTGATGACGGCATACAAAGACCATACGTTATGTAACAATCAGATGCTGACAACACTCTTCCCAAAGCTTGCAGCAGGACAAAATGACATCAGATGGAGTGGAAACGTCAGTAGGATAGAATTAATACCAAGGTGGTGTAGCCTATGATACCAATACTTTACGAAGCCAAAACAAGCGATTTCACAGGAAACGGTACAGGATTTTTAAGAGATGCAACAGAGTGTACAGTCAAAGAGGTGAGAAACGGCACCTTCGAGCTGACACTCAAGTACCCTGAAAACGGAGTGTATGCTGATAAGCTTACTGAGGATGCAATCATAAAAGCCAAGCCGAATAATAAGGATAATGACCAGCTTTTCAGAATATACAAATCCGGAAAGACAATCGCAGGAGTGAATACATTCTATGCCGAGCATATAAGCTATGAGCTGAATAGCAACCCGATATGTCAACCGGTGATTGAAGGAAAGAATCCACAGCAGGCAATTGAGCAGGTTCTTTCACAGGCAGCAGTGCCAAACAACTATACGGCATGGTCTGACATACAGACACGCAACAGCACCAGTGTAGATGATGTGGTCAGCGTCAGAAAGATGTTAGGAGGAGTCGAGGGCTCGATTCTTGACACATGGGGCGGGGAATATCAGTTTGACAATTTCACAATAAAACTTTGGAAAAGCAGAGGCAAGGATACCGGTGAGACAATCCGGTATGGAAAGAATCTGATCACAGCCGAACAGGAGAAGAACATAGCCAACACAGTGACTGCAATCTTCCCATATGCACGTTACAAGAAGGACGAGACGAGCAATGAAGAAATCCTCGTGAAGCTTTCAGAGGGCATCATAAAGACCCCAAACGCTGACCGGTATGCCAGGCTCAAATGCGAGCCGGTGGATTTTTCCGACAAGTTCAAGGATGGTGTAGTAATCACAGAAGACATGCTTCGAAAAGTTGCAACAGCGTATGCTCAAAGCGGTATCGATGAGCCGAGTATCTCAATCAAAGCCTCGTTCCAAGATATGAACAAAATCAAAGGAAATGAGAATCTGGCCACATTCAACAGCATAGACCTGTGTGACATAGTAACAGTCATCATTGAAAAGCTCGGCATCGATGTAAAGGCGAAGGTTGTATCATACACATACAATGTCCTTAAAGAGCGTGCCGAGAACGTGGAAATCGGAGAGACAAGAACCAACCTCACCAAGCAGATTACAGCTGAGAGCAAGGAACAGGCTGACAGAATAATAAAGACTGCCACATTCTCAGAAAAGCTGGAAGCGAGTCTCAAACAAAGAATCGCGGATACAACAGCCGCCATCACCGGCAACAGCGGCGGCTATGTAGTGCTCTATCCGCCCGAGAATCCACAAGAAATCTTTGTAATGGATACTCCGGACACCAAGACCGCCAAGAACGTGTGGAGGTGGAATAAGGCAGGGCTGGGACACTCATCGAACGGAGTTAATGGACCGTTCAACGTGGCAATTCAGCAGGATGGGACGATCATAGCCGACTTCATCGGCGCAGGAGAACTCGACGGCATGCTCATCAAAGCCAGAACGGTCAAGGCAGAGTCACTGTCGGTGGAATATAAAAAAAGTGTAACACAAGAAGCACAAGAGCTTGCAAATCAGGCAAAGAACAACGCAAATACCGCCACTGATGATAAGCTCAAGAACTACTCAACGACCAAAGAAATGAAATCAGCGCTGACAGTAGAGACCAGAAAAATAGAAACTAAAGTATCGGAGAAATACGAGACTAAAGAGATAGTAACGCAGAAGATAGCGGATGCAAATACAGCAGCACAGAATGCAGCAAATCAGGCAGAAAACAATGCAAACGCAAATCTTGAAAAGTATAAAACGGCGGCTAATGCTGCAATAGAACTAAATGCTAACGCTATAAAGAGCAAGGTCACGGCCGACGAAGTCACATCTCAGATAGAACAGAGCGCAGAAGCTATAAGATGCCAAGCCCAAAAGATATCCTGGAAGAGTGAAAATTCAGAGATGACGGAAGATGGAAAGTTATCTTGCCAAGGCGCTGAAATCAGCGGCACGTTCAAACAAGTTCACGGAGGCAAAAAATCAATAGATATCAACAACAACGAAGTAAAAGTATTTTCTTGGCAAAATAATGGCAATTTCGCTGGTGCACTGGGATCTGTATACGTTAAAAACACAGGGAGAGATAAAGTGGCACTTTGGTGCGACAACAATGATATAGTATCGATAGGTTGCCAACAAGAAGAGGGCGATACACCCAACGCAAATATAGATGCAGTAATACAGATTGACGCAAAAACCTACAAAGAACAAACGCCGTGGATTAGAAACACAGCTAGCGGGAAACTTTTCCCTGAAAATAAGGAAGGAATAACGGTTGAAAACGGATTAATCAAAGGTTGGGATATAGAATATGCCAGCGGAACCATGTCATTAATTAGTGGGCTCTCATGGAATAACACCGGCATCACGAAAGTCGAAAGATGCAACATCACAATTAAGAACGGAATAATAACAGGATGGAACACCACAAGCAACAACTATTAGGAGGCAAGCATGGAGCATAGTGATATAAAGACAAACGTGTACAAAACAAGAAACGATGCACAACAAGAAATTAATTCTATAGGCAAAACAGTAACAGGCACACCTGACAAAGTGAACAGGGAACCCGAGGAATGAGAGGATAAGACATGGCAGATCTACAAATAACACAGGAAATCACAGTAGACCTTGACGATAGAAGCCCTTTTGAATATGTCGTAGTAAAACAGGGCGATAAGAACTCAAGAATAGTGGCTGTGACACTCCTGCAGAATAAGCAGGTATTTGTAATACCGACTGGCACCACTGCCAGAATCAAATACTACAAGCCTGACGGCAGTGAGGTCCTGAATGACTGCACGATATCAGGCAACAAGATTCTCGTAACGTATACAGGGCAGATGCTTGCGGCATCCGGTACCGGCAAGGGTGAGATAATGCTGACAAAGGACTCAAAAGAGCTCAAATCAGCAACCTTTTACACCAAAATAGTCAGTTCAGTATACAAAGAAGATGGATTCACAAGTGATAAAGAGTTTTTGTCACTTGCATCAGTACTGAACACAGTTGACCAGGCATCACAGGCAGCCACCACGAATGCTAATATCGCAAAGCAGGCAGCAGCCAATGCAGATACAGCCACAACGGCCGCAAGGACTGCGACCACGAACGCAAATACTGCGACCACAAACGCGAACACGGCCACCGCAAATGCAAATAAAGCCACCACAAATGCAAATAATGCAACTACAGCGGCAAATAAAGCAGCATCAGATGCGAATACGGCTACATCAAAAGCCAACAAAGCGACAGAAGCGGCACAGAGAGCTGCAATCGATGCAACTGTCGCAAAACAAGATGCAGATGCAGCAGCTGGAGGTGCCAACAATGCGGCAATGAATGCCAATGATGCGGCATTGGAAGCAAAAGAGCAGGCAGAACTATGTAAGGATAAAGCCAATGGACACGGTATCACGTTCACAGTCACACCGGAAGGGTTACTCAACGTGAGCAAGGAGGATTAAATATGAGCGGAATAGATATTATTTCGGATACAACAGGAAAAGCAATCGCTGAGAGCATTAAAGCCCTCAGCACAAAAATGAGCGGCGGGAAAGTAGTGTACGGAGTGCACATCAACAGCGGAGACAGCAATCCATCAACATCAGTCAGATATCTGGCAGATGCAGCAGGCATGACACCGGCAAAGATGAACTATACAACAGGGAAGTTTGAATATGGCTCATGGGGGAACGCCTTCTTCCTGCCACGTCCGTGTATGCTCAAGACGGACGGAACGGTAGATTATTACCTGAATGAAAATGACTATAGCAAGAAAGCGGATGGTACAGCTTCAGATATCACGAATGTGAATTATAACGGCAATGCCATGATGGAGTGGGGAGACGGTACCAACCTGATATGGTGGAAGATAGAACCGGATAAGGGCAATCCTAACAGTGCAAGCCTTTATGTTGCCAATTATCAAGCAGATAAGGATTTTAAAAATCTAAACTTCATCGACATTAACGGCAACGAAAAAGCTCATTTCTACACACCGATTTATAACGGCTCTCTTGACAGCAATAACAAACTGCGCTCGATAAGCGGTCAGACAGTTATTAAGTCAAAAACGGCTAGGCAGGAAATGACATATGCAAGAGCCAATGGTACAGGCTATGAAATCGAGCAATATGTTGACAGACTTTTGATTAACATTTTACTTATTATCATGGGAAAATCTACCGAGACGCAAGATGTATTCGGACGAGGCATGAGCAGCGAAACTACCGATGGCGAGCACTTCCTTCTTAAAACTGGCACAATGAACAGCAAAGGATTATTTTGGGGTGAGAATGCCGCAGAAGCCGGAGTTAAAGTCTTTGGTATGGAGAATTATTATGGCAATCAGTGCAGAAGAACAGTTGGACTTATCCTTGCCAATGGTACGGCAAAGGTTAAATTATCCCCATCCGTAAAAGACGGAAGCAGTGCAACTAATTACAACACTGACGGAACCGGTTATATCGAGATACCTAATTCGACTCCTAGCGGTACAAACGGTGGATATATCAGAGATATGCTGTATACGGCATTAGGCATGTTCCCAACAGTGATTACAGGCTCGTCATCGACCTATTATCCTGACGGCTGTCGGTTTAATATTGCAATTATAGCCTTTGCTCTTTTCGGTGGCACCCTGAGCGAAGGACGGCATTGTGGTGCGCTCTACGTGTTCTTGGACGCCAAGGCTGATCGCTGGGGGTGGTACATCGGAGCTTCTCTTTCATACAAATAACTTGCAACAGGGAACATATTAAAATTTTAGTAATAAACAGAAAGGTAAGGTGCATTGAATATGACAGAATACAAGCTCGTAGAAAGTATGCAATCGGACAAGCCGCTTGATATTGATATAACATCTTCTCCGAATATCGTTTATCAGCGAAAAAATATTAAGTCGGTTGAAGCGACAGGAAGTGAAGATGATTTTGCCTATAAGCCTAAGCATTGGGAGTACGAAGAACGTGAGCTGACGCAGGACGAATACTCACAGTATCTTATTGCAATGGAACAGGCCAAGGCGATTAATGAGCACTCGGACAATGAAGCTATTGACAACTACACCATGCAGCTGATGAATGAGGGGGAACTGTAAATGAGGATACTTGTAGAAAGCTTTAAAAGACTTTATGAAAGCAAAAGAATCACAAAAGAGGAAATGCAGGCCAGAGTAGAGAGTGGCCGGATCACCGAGGATGAATATGAGTATATTACCGGGGAGAAGTACTCGAACGGAGAGAAAAAATGAGCCCGCTCGAGATAATATCGGGTCTATGTAATGTCACAGAGGAATTAGCCGATATCGTACAGAAACAGCAGACAGCGATAGAACAGTCGAAAATAGAGGAAGCAGTAAAAGCTGAATTAAGACAAAACATAAAAAGCACCGACCGGAAAATGGATATACTTGAATATAACATGAGAAGATATTGTGACACAGACGACATTGAGAAAGGAGAACGAGATGAAAGGAATTGACGTATCATCATACCAGGGCACAATAGACTGG